AAGAGAGGCAGCGAAGAAGGCCCGTGAAGCTGTTAGAGACGCTGGACCAAAAGACAAGAAGAAACAACTACTTAACCTTCCTACGAAGCTCGTTGATTGCTGGTCTAAGGACCGGTCCAAGTGTGAATTATTCATCGTTGAAGGTGATAGTGCTAGCGGCGGTCTTGTCGAAGGAAGAGATGCAGAATTTACTGCAATATTCCCAATACGAGGAAAGATTATCGCAGCCTACAAAAACTCCCTCGACAAAATCTTGGCCAATCAAGAGGTAATCAATCTCATTAAAGCTATGGGGCTGGACATGGACGCCAAGACTGGCAAACTTACTTATGACGCAAAGAAATTACGTTATAGTAAGATTTTCATGGCGGCCGATGCTGACCCTGATGGCGCAAGTATTCGTAATCTACTTATTGAGCTGTTCTGGTGGCTGTGCCCTGATCTTATCTTAAATGGTCATGTATATACAACCATGCCGCCACTGTTCAGAGTAACAACTCGTAAGAATGAATATATCTATCTGAAAGACCAAAACGAACTTGATCTTTATAAGGCCCAGCATGAGGGAGAAAAGTATCAAGTAAATCGTAATAAAGGTCTTGGCGAACAAGACCCTGACGAATTGGCAGAAGCCTTACTAAATCCTAAGACACGTAATGTGGCTCAGCTTACTGTTGCTGACATACACGCGGCTGCGGATTTGATTGAGTGCCTACTCGGTCCTTCTGTTCCACCTCGTCGTGAATTCCTATTGAAGCATAGTGAGGAGGCAAATGACATTGATTGATAATACTCGTGAATTAGTTGAAGAGTTAAGTCAAAACTTTATCGACTTTTCATATGAAGCCAATAGTCAGCGAGCATTTGCCGACGCCCGCGATGGTTTAAAACCAGGACAGCGTGCCTGTTTGTGGGAAATGTATGACAAGGGTTACACCAGTAACAAGCCCCATGTAAAGTCCGCAAAGATTTCTGGTGGCGTTATTGCTAATTGGTGGCCACATGGTGATGTTGCGATTTACGATACGTTCGCTCGTATGTCGCAACCGTGGATAAATAATATGCCGGAGGTTGCTTGGCACGGCAACAATGGTTCGGTTCAAATAAGTGGTGACGCTGCGCATCAGCGTTATACAGAAGCCCGTCTGTCAAAAATGGCAGAAGATGGACTACTACATAACATTAAGCACCACAACGTGTCGATGAAATTAAACTTCTCGGAGGATATGGAATGGCCAGAAGTGTTTCCAGCCCTAATACCTCGCCTGATGATAAATGGGTGCCAAGGAATTGGGTCCACAATTGCCAATGTGTGGTTGCCCCACAGCCTGGACGACTTATATCCGATCATTGTCGAATATGCAAAATATGGCACTATTACCGCGAAGATTGCCCCATCCTTTCCGTCTGGGGGCGTGATTATCAACAAAGACGAGTTGCCGAAGATTTATACGACCGGAAAAGGGAAGTGTATTGTTCGGGCTAAAGCGGAAATCCAAGATAATCATATTCTCATAACCGAAATTCCTTATCAAGTGTATGTCGAACCGTTGGTTGAACAAATTAAGAAACTAGTAATGGACGGCACACTTGATGGTATTGATAATATCTACAACAAGAGCGATAAAAAGCATTTGTTGATTGATATTGAATGTGACGGTAATCCTGGCAATATCCTAAAGAAGTTGTTTAAGGAAACCGATCTACAAAAGAGTTATAGTGCCAACCAGTTTGCTTTGGTTGGTAAAACTCCTCGTCTCTTGACTTTGGCGCAGTATTTGGATATTTATATCCAGCATAACTATGATTGTATTGTTCGTGAGAATCAATACGATTTAGAGAAGGCAAAAGATAGACGAGAAATCGTTGAAGGCTTACTGATTGCGCTCGATCAAATTGATGAAGTAATTGCTACTATTCGTGCCAGTGAAAGTGCGAAAGATGCTGTCAAGAATCTTTGGGAGAAGTTCCCATTGAATGAAAAACAGGCAAAAGCAATTGTCGATATGAAGCTGGGCCGTCTTGCCAATATGGAACGTATTGAGTTACAAGACGAACTTGGCGAACTCAAAAAGAAAATTGATTGGTGCTTACACGTTATTGAGTCAAAGGATGAACAACGAAATCTTTTCCTTGCAGACCTTTCAGATTTCGTAAAGAAATATCCCGACCCAAGACGCACAGAAGTAACTCAGGTAACAGAGAAGGCTATGGCGAAGGAAATCGTAAATGTGGAGCCTGAGAAGTGCGTAGTTGTATTCACCGAGAGCGGGATGATTAAACGTGTTCCTTCAACGTCTTTTAAAGTACAAAAGCGAAATGGTGCTGGCGTTAAGACGCAAGATGGCATAGTTAAAGCGACAATACGAACTAACACTATTGATTCCCTCCTTGTCTTTTCCTCAAAGGGTAAGATGTATCGTATTATCGTAGATGACATACCGGTTGGCACCAATGCGTCTAAGGGCGTTTCCATTCAGACCTTAGTAGATATGGATATGGATGAACAAGCAACATTAATCTACTCAATGTATTTTGAGACAGACGCACAGTATGTGCTATTTGTTACCAAGAATGGTATTATCAAAAAGACCGTTCTTGATGAATATCTCAAGACCAAGAAGAAGAGTGGTATTGCGGCAATTAATCTCCGCGATGGCGACGCACTTGCTTCAGTATCATTGATTAAAGATGAACAAATTTTAATCATTTCCAAGAATGGTATGGGATTAAGAATTAAGTCATCTGACATTTCTCCTTCTGGTCGAACCACAATAGGCGTAAAGGGCATCAATCTTGGAGCAGAAGATGAAGTGATTGCCGCCCTGCCTATTCGGAATGTGACCGATGATGTTGCGGTATTCACCAGCAACGGATTGGGTAAGCGCATGAAACTCACCGAGTTCATGACGCAGACTCGTGGCGGTAAGGGAGTTATCTGCTATAAGCCAACAGCATCGACTGGTACTTTAACAGCGGCGACTCTGGTAGATGATACAGATACTCTGTTTATCGCTGGAACCCCCAAAGCAATTTGTATCAATGCGAAAGACATTTCAACCCAGGGGCGTCCGAGTATTGGAGTACAAATTCTCAAAGGACGGATTAGTTCCGTCAGTAAAGTATGAGGAGGGAGCAATCCCTCCTCCTTAAAGGAGTAAGATTATGATTCGGGAACTAATTGATTTCCTTAATTATCATAGCCGTAAGTATTTAGCTGGCGAACCCGAAATATCTGACCAGGAGTGGGATAATAAATATATGATGCTGCGTGATTTGGAAAAGCAGACGGGTATTACTTACCCTGATAGCCCCACGCAGCATATTGAGTTTCCTACTCTTGATGGATTGGAGAAGTACGAACATAATCAATATCCAATGCTTAGCTTGGATAAGACAAAAGACTTAGATGAATTTAAACAGTTCTGCGGCACACATGAAATTGTTTTGTCTGCCAAGTTGGATGGTCTAAGCTGTAAGTTGGTATATGAGAATGGCGAATTGCTTGTCGCATCTACTCGTGGCAACGGCGCAGAAGGCGAGAATATTACTCACAATGCTCGTGTAATTCAAAACGTGCCGCTTCACATTCCTGAACTGGGGCGAGTAGTAGTGACTGGTGAGGTTCTCTGTAACGAACGTACATTTGAACAGTATGCCGATGAATTTAAGAATCCGCGAAACTTTGCGGCAGGCGCTATTCGTCTCCTTAATGCGGAAGAGAGCGCAAGACGCCATCTAAGTTTCCTTGCTTGGGATTATGTCAATTCTCCATCTGATAAGTATTTTACTCGTCTAACAACCTTGGAATCTTATGGTTTTATGGTTGTTCCTGGTATGGTTACAGTAGCAGGAAAATTGGAGAACGCCATCAATACTATTCGTGAATTATGTACAGAAAGTGGATGGCCTATTGACGGTGTGGTTGCTCGTTATAATGATATTGAATATGGTGATTCATTAGGCGAAACCGCACATCATCCTCGTCATTCATTTGCGTTTAAGTTTGCCGATGAAGTGGCAGAATCTACCCTGGAAGATATTGTATATGAACCGAGCAGGAATGGTATTTTAACTCCTGTTGCGGTATTTGAGCCAGTTGAGTTATTAGGTTCTACAATTCAGCGCGCAAGCCTACATAATCCCGATATCATGGATAAGGTTTTAGGATTAAATCCATGGAAGGGGCAAAAGATTCAGATAGTCAAGAGTAATATGATTATTCCTCAAATTATTTGGGCTGAATCAGAAGATGGAGAAGATCATGATTATATTCAAAAGCCTGAGTGTTGTCCTTATTGTGGTTCTCCTTTGGTCTATCATACCAGCGACACTGGGCTTCGGACGCTTACTTGCGATAACCGAGACTGTTCTTGCCGTATTAGTAACCGTTTGGATTATTTTGTATCTAAGTCTGGCTTTAACATCCTTGGGTTGTCTAAGGCTACCTTGGATAAATTAACCGGCTGGGGTTGGATAGTTGAATTAAAAGATGTTTTCAGTTTAAGAGATCATCGCTCTGAATGGATTGACCAACCTGGATTTGGTGTCAAGTCTGTTGATAAAATTCTTGGAGCAATAGACCAAAGTAAAAAGATTGATTTGCCGCACTTCATTGCCGCATTTGGTATCCCCGGTATCGGTTTAAATGTAGCAAAAGAAATGTGTAAGCATATTCATTCTCTTGATGAATTTTATCAAATCATGGATGGCACCATTGACTGTACAGAATGGGATGGATTTGGTCGTGCGAAAAGAAACGCAATCATGTGCGCGAAGCGTAGTGAAATTGAGCAAGTAGCTGGGTGTGTGGAAATCATTGAATCCACTGGAGAAACTCCACCTGCGAATAACGGACTTTCTGTTGTTATTACCGGGCGGCTGGAATATGGCAGCCGCACTAAATTCAAAGATTTCCTTACTTCCTTGGGTGTCAAAGTTACCGATGTGGTATCTGGGAAGACCTCGTACCTTATAGCTAACCATCCGGAAACTAGCGCAAAGTACAAGAGAGCCACAGAATTAAAAATTCCTATTGTCACCGAAGCGGAATTTATGGAAATTCTTAAAAAATAATGTAATAATTATATTACGATGAACGAAGGAGTTCAAAGTCTATGACTAAAAAGGAACGTAAGAAGATAGCAAGAGAACTGGCCGAATATGAGATTGTTATTCAGCACGCCCATGATGAAATCGCAAAGCGTTATGCAGAAGAACAATCTATGAAACTGGCACTCAAAATTACTAATTTTGAGGATATGGAAGCTATCGACGAACTGGTTCCGCAAATGATCCAGGATATCATCGAAAATGGTCCCAATTGAAAACAATAAAAAAATTTGGGATAATACAATCAGTTAATAAATAAGATTTACGACTTGCGTAGTAATTCTTAGTTATTATAAAACAAATTAATTTAGAGGGCAAAGACCCCGAAAAGGAGAAATGAATTATGGCTGCTATGAAGGAAAATACTCGTAAGGTTTTTGAATATCTACGTGAGGTTAATGGACAGGACGTCGTTGCTGCTGACGTTGCGGAGGCCCTAGGTCTCGAGAAGCGTCAGGTGGATGGCATTTTCACCAGTGCCATTCAGCGCAAGGGCTACGGCCATCGTGAAGAGGCTGAGATCGAGCTAGCCGATGGTTCCCACGCTAAGGTAAAGTTCCTACGTCTAACCGACGCCGGCATGAAGCTTGACCTAGACAACCCCGACGGCGAATAATTTCACCTAACCCCCTACAACGGACGGACTAACATTGACGGTTAATCCGTCCGTTTTTCTCTACAATGGTAATTATTTACATTGTCCTTGGCATCCTTATCGGTGGAGTAGGGATATATTTGGGGTTGCGTCCCAAACTCAAACAGACAATAGAAGTAGATGCCAGGACAAAGAAAGAAAATGAATAGCGACTTGCCGAATTAGCTGCTACTAATTCTGCTTTATCAGCTACGAACAAAGATTTATTAAATACTCGTACAGTTCTGGCTACAGAAAAAGCAAATGTCGCTAATTTACATGACCAAGTTCTTACAGCTACTTAGGAAATAGATCATTTGCGGCAAGAGAAAGATAGATTAAACGCTATGATACTTGCGGCATAGGAATAGAATACTAATGTAAGAACAAGCATTGAAGAATCACTTTGTAAAGACTTAGATCGTGTTCGTGAAGATTATGAACAGGCTAAGCTGGCTGCCGAACAGGAATATATTAGCACTATCGGTGAGTATTCCGAACAAATGAATACTCTAATGGATAGTAAAGAACAGGACTTAGAAACATTAAACAAGAAAATATAGGATGCTCAAACAATCGTACAAGCGATTAATGAGGAGAAGCGTAGAACAGAAGCAGAGCAGTCCCTATACATGCTTAGCGTCACGGCTGATGACATTACTGAAATTAAAGCCCTGCGAGATGTCTCCAAGACATTCCGTGACGCTACTCCTGTTAATAAACTCATTTGGTCTTTATATTACCAAAAACCCTATAAGACTCTTGTTACGACATATCTTGGAGATGAAAAAGTCTGCGGAATCTACTCCATCACAGACACCATCGACGGCAAACGATACGTTGGATAGTCGGTAGATGTGGCGAATAGATGGTCGGACCACATTAAACGAGGGCTCGGTGCTGACAAGGGCCCAGATACAAAACTCTATGCGGCGATGAAATCGCATGGAGTAGAAAATTTCAAATTTGAGTTACTTGAAAAAGTTCCAAGAGAACGGCTCAACGAACAAGAAAAGTTTTGGATTAGTTTCTTTGATACGGCTACTACAGGACTCAATACAACTAAAGGAAATAGTTGAAAAATCTAAAAATATTTTATATAATATATATAGAAAATGAAGAAAGGAAATTACAATGAAATATGGATATGGATTAATTGATGGAGTATGGCGTCTAGGTCAATATGAAGTCAAACCCAGTGGCAACGCAATGTTTTATCCTTTTGATAATTCCCTTTACCGAATTTGTCTAACAATGGAGAATATTAAGGAGATTGAAAGTTTATGAGCAAAAAGCAGAAGTTCATTGAATGGGTCACTTTGAATACTAATGTTGATGATATGCCGGAGGATGTTGCCTCCTATTGGAACGGCCTAGTCCTTACCAAGGATAAGGAGAAGCCTGCCTTTACCGATAATGGTAAGATGATTCTTCAGTATATGCAGACCGCTGTTGGCACCCATTTCACCAGCAAAGAAATGGCTGAAGCCCTCACTTCTTCTTCCCGTACTGTCTCTGGTGCTATGCGTAAACTAGTCACTGATGGCTACGTCGAGAAGGTTGGTGCCGACCCTGTGGTTTATGCAATTACTGATAAGGGCAAGGCCGTGGAGTGGGAAGCTTGATTTCCCACAAAAAATAAGGGATAATAAAAATACAAGACTTTTTCAAGAGAAATAAGGAGAGAAAATATTATGCGTAAAATGACTAATACTTATCATGTAGAAGGACAGCTATACGATCAGAGTCTCGAAATCCGTACAACTGGTGCTAACTCCAAGGCACCCGGCACTGAATACATCCGCGGCGATATTCAGATTGCTACTGATAGCAAGCACACCAATATCATCCGCGTTTATTACACCTATGTCGTGGCTTCTCAGGGCGGCGGCCGTACTTGGAACGCTTTGAAGGAGATTATCGACGGTAAGCGTAAGACCTATATGGCGTCCGGTGATGAAGCGGCTTTTGTTCGTGTCGATACTCAGCTGGCTGTAAATGACTTCCTACCTCGTGGTGGTAGCGAGATTGTCTCCCAGCTTCGTAATGAGGGTGGTTTCATCCACTTCATCGAGCCGGCTCAGATGTCTCCTGTAACCAAGGAGAATCCGAATGTGCGCAACAAGTTCACCATTGATTGCGTTATCACTAAGGCGACTTTCGCTGAAGCCGATCCTGATGTTGGTACTCAGGACCGTCTAATCATGAAGGCTGCTGCTTTCAACTTCCGTAATGAGATCGTTCCTGTGGAACTTACTGTTTATGCGAAGGAAGCAATTGACTACTTCGAGGGACAGGATATTTCCGCTCAGAATCCTCTCTTCACCGAAATTCGTGGTAAGGAAGAGGCTTCCACGATAATCATCCGTGAGGAGAAGGAAAATGTGTTCGGCGCACCTGAGATTGTTGAGCGTCCTCGTTCGACTCGTGCGTTTGTGGTAACTGGTGCTTCTGCTCCTTATATGTGGGACGATGAGGGCACTATTACCGCAGAAGAGTGGAAGACTGCGATTGGTAATCGTAATACCGCTCTTGCAACCGTAAAGGAACAGGCTGAGCAGCGTGCTACCCAGGCCGCTAAGCCTTCTACCGCTGCTGCTAAGGTTGCTAATACCGCTTCTGGTGACTTCCTCGATTTCTAATCGAGGAGTCCCAGTTACCAGATTAAAGGAGGATTAGCAATATGGCAATTAATCTATTGGCACTCAAGCCCCATCAAGTTAGCAGAGATTTAAGTGGATATATTACCTACATTTACGGTGAAGGAAAAACTGGTAAAACAACTTTCGCCTCTCATATGCCCCAGCCCCTGCTTCTAGCATTTGAGAGAGGTTATAATGCTCTACCCGGCATTATCGCATAGGATATTACCTCTTGGGGTGAAATGAAGCAGGTGGTGCGGGAACTAAAAAAGGACGAAGTAAAGGCGCAGTTCAAGAGTGTCATCATTGATACTATTGATGTTGCTGGTGCCCTTTGTGAGAAGTATGTTTGCGGCCAGCTTGGTATTCAGTCCATTGGCGACGCAGACTGGGGTGCTGGTTGGCGCATGCTTCGTAAAGAATTTGACGAAGCGTTTCGTGCGGTTGCCCAGTTGGGATATGCAGTTGTATTCATCGGCCATGATAAGCTAAGCGAGATCACTCGTGAAGATGGCACAAAGTACAACAAGTACGTTCCTTCTGCTGGACGCACACTCAATAACGTTGCTAAGGATATGGCTGACGTTTATGCGTTTGCCAAGAAGTATGAAGAGAACGGAGTCGCAAAAGTAAAGTTAATCTTCCGTTCTACTGACAACAGCGCAGATACTGGTTGCCGTTTCAAGTACATTGTACCTGAGATTCCAGACTTTACTTATGATGCTGTTGTTGAAGCCTTGAACAACGCTATTGATACCGAAGCGAAGAAGCTCGGCAAGCCTGAATACTTCACTGATCGTCGTGAAGAGTATAAGGCTCCGGTACAGTATGATTTTGACGCAGAACTCAAGAAGTTCAGCGAAATGGTTGGACCGATGATGGTTCAGGACAAGGATTACTTCTCTCCGCGTGTTACTTCTATCGTGGATAAGTACCTTGGCACTGGCAAGAAAGTCAATCAAGCCACCCCCGATCAGGCTGAAATGATTTTCCTAATCAATGCTGATATTGAAGAGGAACTTCTACCGAAGCTAAACAAGTAAGATTAAGGGGCGTGTATCTCACACGCCCCTTTTACTTTTCTCATTAATTTTTATATAATATATACAGAAAGGTGAGAAAAGATGGCAGAAGTAACTTGTAAATACTGTAAACAAAAATTTGATCGAACCAAAGAAAAATTTATCCAATATAAGATAGGTGGTATAAGGCGTTATGCCCATCCCACTTGTGAGCCAGATAAGTCCTTACCGGTATATGAGCGTGTATGTCACATTTGCCAAGACGGCGGTTTGAAAGACGAATTCATTAACTTACCTGGTTCAAAAAAACTTTGGGTTCATCCTCATTGTTTAGAAACGTACAAACCAAATGATCGAGAATTGCTTGAATGGTATATCTTAGGATTATTTAATATCGACACATTAACTAAACCTATTCGTCGTAATATAAAGATTTATCACGATGATTATAAATGGTCTTATACAGCAATTCGGCATACTCTCGAATGGTGGTTTGATATTGAAAAGAACGATGTTGATAAAGCAAATGGGAATATCAATATTGTTCCTTATGTAATCGAGCGTGCCAAGAAGTATTGGCAAACTAAGCATCAAGCAGATGAAGCAAATAAAGATATTGAAGTAAAGCCAATGGAAAACGTCAAGGTGACTATTAAGACACCTAAACGAGAACGTTTCCGTTCCAATTCTTTCAGTTTCTTGGACGAGGAGGAATAAAATGGCGTCAAAATATGTGGATACAAAAGCAATCATTCAAGTGGTTGGTTGCGTATTTACTCACCCTTACATTTTGGATGCTAATGATAAGTATTCAATAACTGCGGAAGATTTTCCCGACCAGTTTCACAAAATTGTATTTGGCTCTATTGTTCGATTACATGAACTTGGGGCCAAGGAAATTACATTGCTCAGTATAAGTGATTTCCTAAAATCTCGTCCTACAAGTGAAGGAGTATTCAAGGCTCATAAAGGTGATGAATGGTTACAGAAGGCCGCCGAGAATAGTTCCCTTTCGACTTTTGATTATTACTATGGTCGTCTGAAAAAGATGACACTCCTGCGTGCATATGAAGATATTGGCGTTGATGTTTCCGACATCTATGACCCTGATAATATCCTCGACGCAAAGAAACTACAACAACAGGAAGAGGTACTTGATAATAGTTCTCTACTTGATATTGTAGAACGAATTGATGCCAAGATAGATGGGATTCGTACTCATTATGTCGATCAAACCTATGGCAAAAGTTCTCAAGCAGGAGAAGGTATCAGAGAACTAAAAGAACAATTAAAAATCACCCCCGAATATGGTGTT